CCCCGTGTGCATCGCCAGCTTTGAAACGGACGTTAAGCCTATCCTGCGCGATGGCCTGCGCATGTCGATCCTAGGTTGCGGTAAGCAAGACTTGATCCATGCCGATACGCGGGCGGTTGATAGCCTGCTATCCGAGCGCCTATCGATCATATCGCAGGCGGTTGACGAAGATTTGGAAATGGACCTAGACAAGTTTCTTGACCTATGCCGGATCGCCGTTACGCGCCACAGCGCTAGGATGATCGTGCTGGACCCGTGGAACGAGCTGGAACACAAGCGCCGCCGCGATGAAAGCGAAACCGAATACATAAGCCGCGCACTTCGGGCCATCAAGCGATTCGCCAAGCGTTACGATGTTGCGTTCTGGATTGTCGCGCACCCGTCGAAGCCTGTTCCCGGCGTGAAGTCGGTTCCCGGCCTCTACGATATTTCAGGCAGTGCCAATTGGGCAAACAAGGCGGATTATGGTTTAACCTATCATCGCCCCAAGTTTGATGAGAACCGCGCTAAGATCATCGTCAACAAGGTTCGAATGGGCCTGCCCGGCAGGCGTGGCGAGGTTGAGGTGACATACGACTTCAGGATTAGCCGGTTTGAATTATTGCCGTCATGACCGATACCTTGCCACACAACACCATATCCGATAAAGGGGACAACATGACGCAAGAGCCGATCAACGTAAGGCTATGGACTGGCCGAGATGGCTATGTGCCGTGGCATCTGCCGTTCTGGACGTGGATGCGCCCCATGTTTGAACGCGGCCCGTCATTAACGCGTTGGTCATATCAGGGATGGCATTTCTGGTGCGGCCCGCTGCATATCTGGCGCATCATCGCATCGCATACAAACCAAGACCTAGGTCTGCATTGCAAATGGCAGTGGATCAAGTTCGTATGAACCGCCTCGCCAAATACACCGCATGGGCAATGGCAACACTCGCCGCAACGATCACACTGCTGGGCGAAAGCAGCGGCGCTTATCCGTTCATCGCACTTGCGCTGCTGTTCTGGATTATGGGGCGCGACTGATGCCAGCACCCAAGGGAAACAACTACAACCGCAAATGGAAGACCGCAGCAGAACGCCGCGCCGCTTCCCGCTGGTCGCTCGACAGTGCCGCTACCCAGACCGATTGTTGCGGTCGATGGGTCTGACACAATCGCATAGCCGAGATTTTCCATCTCCGCAATACGTTCCGGCGTGTTAATTACAAACCGCCGGGTATGACCTGCGCGTTCGGGGGCTTTCAGCTTCAACGCCTGCGCGCCCACCTTCGGACCTCGGCGGCGCTGCGATGACGGCACTGGCGCACCTTCGCTGGCAATGGCCATCGGTTCCGGCACGACTTCGCGCGAACGGCGGCGCTGGAATTTCGGCTTGTAGTCTTCATCGGTAGTCATGCCGCTTTCTCCTGTTCAATAATATTACCGGTTTCATCAAGCGCGAAACTTACCTGTGAATTTTCCTTTTTGTCGCGGCGGCAGTATTCCTCAAATGTTATGAAGTGCTCTGCGAACTGATAAAACGTCACCGCTTCATCTCTAGTCTGGAAACGCATCCACCCACGATGATCGCCAGGCCATTGGTCATAATAGGCTTCACCGTGGTTGATAGTATCGCGCGGCGGGTCGTTATTCGACCGGTAGTTATCACTAAAAACCGAACGGGTTGACCTCACAAGCTTCTGGATGCACCAAAGCCCGCCGACCGTTAATTCCTGCACCATGGCGGGCGGGGCGGCCTCTGATATGTCTATAATGCGGTCAAACTCCGCCCACTTCTGCGCCCGCGTCATAAGTTCCGGCGCATGGGGTATTTCAGGCTTGTAATCAGTGTAGACCTTGGCCGCGCGCGTCATCGGCGGGCCTCCTTCTTGGTTTCGGTCCAATAGTCCTTGGCAAAGCCCTCCTCCGTAACGGGGATGCCTTGATCCTTGAACCGCTTGAATTGCGCCTTCGCATCGGCGGGCATGTTGCCGAACGTTTCCGCGCCGCGTACATTGTGTGCAGTGCCAACGCCGCCCACCGCCGGGCGCTTTTGCGGCAGTTCCGTAACCTTGAACTTGTGCGGGAATTCCTTGCGGACGCGCTTTTCCATTTCGGCAAGGTATTCGACAGGATCAAGCCCGGCTTCTTCGTAACTGCCCATTTTCTGCGCGATACGGTCGGCAACTGCGGTCATCGCGTCATCGCTGCCGTACCAGTCGTTTTCGCGCTGCCATGCCTTGAACGCCTTTTGAACCTCAACATCAGGCTTCGGCGCGGCGGGCTTCAAATCCTTGCCCAGTTCCTCCAGTTCCGCATCGGCCTCGGCGAAAGCTTCCTCATCGCCGTCGCGCACGGCCTGAATTTGCTTGGCCTTGATGTCCTTGATCGCCCGATCATAGGCGCGCTGCTCGGCCTTGCTGAAATAGTCGCGGGCTTCCTCGAAGGTCTTTTCCGCCTTCGCCATGCGACGGTCTGCCTGATCGAGGCGGCGGCGAAGCAGTTTGACCTGCGCTTTCAGTTGCGGGGCAGCGGACTTGTCTTCGTCAAGGAAGTCCTCCCAATCCATCCACTTCGCATCGTCGCCCTTGAATTCATCCTTCGGCCGCCAGCCAAGCCGCCTGGCATAGTCCTCGCTATGGTCCGGCTCTGACTGATCGTCCGCTTCAACGGCAGTTTCGACAACCTCGGTTTCGTCAACCGTGGTTTCCAGTTCGCTTTCGAGTTCCATGGTCACTTCTCCAGCTCGGCAATAATGTCGTCTTCGCGGATGATGCGGTATTCCTTGCCGTCCTTGCCGGGGATCAAAGTCCCCGCATATTGCACGATCAGCACGCGCGTTCCCGGCTCCGGCTTCTCGATCCACTGCGCAAAGCAGCTTTTGCCCACCGCGATCAGGGTCGCCTTTTGCGTGTGGTATTTCTGCTTTTCCTTGGACGATTCCGGGATGATGATCCCGCCTGCCGTAATCGCTTCAACCGGGTCTGGCAGCACCAGCGCTACCAAATCCAGCGGCTTGTATCCTGACTTGTTCTCAATCATCGTTGCCCTCCATTTCAATCCCGTAGACGTGCGCCACCGTTTCAGGCGTCAGGTCCAATATCTGGCTGCACAGGAACGCCTCCTGCTGGTCCTCCGGGGCCAAGTTGATCCCCGCCGCCCATGCTTCCATCAGGTTCGCCCTGCGGCGCGTCAAATAGTCCCGGTAGGCCTGGGTCCCCTTGCTCTCCCACCATTGGCTGAACTGGTCCTTGTCCATCAGCCGGTTCGGCTTCTCGCTCATCTTCGCCCTCCTTAAAACGCCTGCCGATGGCTATGGCGCTTGCTGCAATTTCCGCCGCGTCGTTCAACAGGTTCATCTGCTGCAAGGTCTGCGCGGCCTTGGCGAGGTCGTTCGCCGCCTGCGCATCCTTGGCGCGTATCTCCGCCTTCGCCTTGAGGTGGTTATCCACCTGCTGTTCCATGGCGATTGTCGCTTCAATGCCCGGCCCAGCCTGTTTCTTGAACAGCGACTGCGTATCGGGCACGCTGGCAGCTTCCAGAAAGCGCCGGGTAATCTCTGCCGGATCAAGCAACGGGTTTGCCTGCTGGCTCATCAGCACTTCAGCGCGGGCAAGCTTTTGCGCATCGCTGGCCATCGAAGGATCGCTGACAGGGCGAACGTCAATGTCCTTGCCCTGATAGTCGGCGCGGCCAATCTGGATGGGCGTGTCGTTCAACTCGGCGTAGACTTCCTCATCAAGAAAGTCCCCGTTCAAGCGATATAGGTTTTTCAGGTCCTGCCCGAATGCCCGGTGGATGCGCTTGAAAATGCCGGTCATGACCTTCATGCCCTGCTCGATACGAGCAAGCGTCGTCGTCGCAGGGGTGTTGGCGCTTTGCTCTGCGCCGGTCATGATGTCCTGCACCGATGTAATGCCCTTGGCCGCATCTATCAGCATGCCCAGCAGGTTGAATAGCACCGCGCTTGGCCCCGGCATGTTCAACGGCACGATATTCTCGCGCAAGGTGCCGCCGGTTACGTCAATGCGCTTCCACTCGCCCGGCGCGAAGCCCTTCACCCCACCCTTGATGTTGATCCCGCTGCCAATGAATCCGCCCTGCACGTTCGCCAGCGTGCCAGCGTCAATCATCTGGTTCAGCGTAGCGTCGATCGCACCGCTCAAATCCTCCAGCAATGCGCCAAAGCCAATGTCATAGAACGATCCATCGGGCGAGGGGATGAACCCGTACTTGCTGAAATACGAACGGCGCTCGATGCGGATAACCGTGCCGTCTTCCTTCATGGTCACGTCCTCCGCCCCGAAACAAGGCCGGATGCACGCAACGTCCCCGCGCTTGGTAAGCGTGACCACGTAAGGCTCGGAGTAACCATCCTCATCAAGGTCAATGCGGCAATGCTGCTCCAGCATCTCGACAATGCCTTGATCGTCTTCGCCGCTATCCTGTTCGACAGGGGTTTCGCGCCAAAGCCCCGCCAGCACGTTCTCGCGTATCTCGTGCGGATACATCGGCATGATCTGCGTGTAATGGGGTGCGCTTTCGAGCGACTTCGCGTAATAGTTGATGCTGAAATGCTCACCCGATACCGTCTCGCAGCGGTTCGTCTTACGCACCGCGTCATACCATGACTTGCGGATCACGCACCCCACGATAGGCAAGGCGATCAGCAACCGATCGGTGTCTTCCTCCCATCCCGGCATTTCCTGCAACAGTTGGTAGGTCATGTGCGCGGAGATACGGTCTGCCCGCATGCGCTTATGCCCGTCAGGATCAGGGCCTAGCACCTTGCCCTTGACCAGCATCGATCCATCGACAATCGCCGGATATGCGCGGGCCTGAAACTGCACCGCCGCCGTAGTCAGAAGCGGATACTTGATGTTCGCCGCCTTGGGCCATGGCCACGTCTTCGGCTCGCGAACCTGCATGGCGACATCAAGCCACTTGCGGTATCGCGTAAGCCAATCGGCGCGGCTGGCCTCGTCAATGTCATAATCGCGGATGCAACGCCCGCCGATCTCGTTCAGTTTGGCATTGTCCAGAACGTCCGCGAGGTTTTCAGCGTCAAGGATGGCCTCGATAGTCAACGCTTCGGTTGTTTCTTCGGTGGCGTCTTCCATCAGGTCTTCGTCATCCATGCTTAATACCCCGTAACCTCTGATCGCGCATCGTCGCGGTAGTCGTATTCGTCGTCGTCATTGGCGCGCGGGATCAACAACGCGCGGGCAACCGCTACCAGACCGAATGCATCCGCGCCATGGCTTGACCAATCATGGTTAGGCCCCAACCCCATGCCGCGCGCCTCATCCCGCTTTTCGTGATACCAGCCGATGGCCTCAATACCAGATTGGCAGCGGGTTTCATCAAAAATCATTTGCGGGAACAACCGGCGGGCGGCTTCGATACGTCGCATAGCCGCGCCAGCGCCTTGGTTAGGGATAACGCGCACCTCGAAGCCCGCCGAACGCAATGCCCCTTCATACGTGGCGTCAAACACCTTCTCGTGCGCCGCTCCATCATGCGGCAGGATGCATTGCGCCTTCCCATAGCCATTATCGCGCAGCCAGTTGATATGCGTGGCCAGCGGCTGGCCTACCGCCTCGTAGTAATCGAGCAAGCGGACTTCCGCGCCGATATACTGGACAATCCAAATTGCTGTCGCATCGGCTTTCTGCCCTGTGCCGCCAATATCCCATACCGCACGCAAGGTCATAAGCGGATCAGGGTTAACCCGGCCTATCCGGTTGTCTTCCCGCGCCTCGACAAGTTGCCGCGCGAAATAAGCGCCCTCCGCCACGGTGACAAAATCACCCTCCCAGATATGCGCATACTGGTCGGGGCGTTCGCGCTTGTCTTTAATGCGCTGGCGTTCAAGTATTTCGGGAAACCACGGGTTATCGCGATAGTTCAACTCGACAATCTTGGTGCGCGGATCATCAGAGAACCGAAAGCGCTTGTTCGTCGCGCTGGCCTTGCGTTCCGGGTTCCACGTAATCCACAACTCGCTGTCCTCTTCGCGCAGCGTCGGGATCAGCTTCGTCCATGCCTCATCGGTTACAGGCTCGGCCTCTTCGACCCATGCCAGCAACAGCCGCGCCTTCGACTTGATTGACGACAGGTTGCGCGAAAGCCCGATGAAGCTGAACGACACCCGGCGCGACACCGTGCGGATATAGGTTTCACCAATCTCGAAATGCGGGGCAAGCCATGCCTGCGAGCGGATCGCTTCCTTGACCTCCTCGATTGAACTATCAGCAAGGCTGTTCATGAACTGGCGCGCGCAGAGGATAATCCCCGAACGCCCCTGCATATCCCACATATGCGCCCGGACAGCCGCCATGAGCGCGAAGGTGCGGGTCTTACCGCTACCACGCCCGCCATATGACCCGCGAACGTCGGCGGACCCCTCGAATACCGGCACGAGCTTGTCCGGCATTTCGATTATCGCCTGATATGGCTGTTCGAGGGTGTCGGTGGTCATTCAGGCCGGACCCCGCGCATGATGATCTCATGCACCGCGCGAATTGCGCCGCCCTCTTCGTCGCCCGCCAGCACTTGGCTAGGCTTGCCGTATCCACGGTCTAGGATGGCGTTGGCAGCTTGCACACGGGCAGCATCGCTATCGCTTTCCTGCATTACCCGCACAAGGGCGTGTAGGGCTTGCGGGGTGTATTCGCGGGCTAACTCCCGAAGTGATGCCGCAACCTTGTTAGGTTGCCCCGGCGGGCGTCCTGCGCCCGGTCTAGCGCCGCCATTCTGTCCCGGCGAGCGTTGATATTTTTTCACGGGCGGCTTGTCTGCCTTCGCTGGCATCAGTCGCGCCCCATAACCCAGAACAGCAGCGCAAGCGCGATGAACGGATAAGCGCCGCTGCTTTCGCCTAGCAGTGTGATCGTTGCGGCGAGTGTTGCCATTGCCCATGCGGTGTATTTGGCGAGGCGGTTCATGATGTCCCCTTTATCGGATATGGTGTGATGTGGCAAGGTTAGGTAATTGCATCGCGTGTGCTTTAGGCACAGTTCCTTTTCCGCTTACGGGGAGCACAAGGGAACCTTGGCTTCGCGGCATGCCCCGGATCGCTTCCTGCCTGCCCAATTACCTCACCTGCTATTCATGGAATTACCCATAGGCTAGCCAAACCGGGGAGGGCATTGAGATGCCAGCTCCACTTAAAGGGTGAGATGTCTAACCGAACGCGTCGCCGGTTTCGCCGCCGGAAAGTCGCGCCCGTATAAGGTAGCGCGCAAAAGAGCGGAGGACACATCGGGCCTCAGTCGTGATTGCCCAGCACGTTGTGGATTTTCAGCTTTTCCGGAATTAACTCGGAGCGCGCTTTCCATCCAAGGCAGTTTTTCCAAGGTGATGCGGTTTTACGCCAATTCAAACCGGGCTTGCATTGTCCGATTGAAGGCCTTATAAGGGGCGCGCAAACCAATCGGGCCGCATAGGATCACCTTCCTGTGCGGCCCAAACTTTATGCGGGATTGGTCTGGTTTTGTAAAGCTATCGAGACTTATGAGTTTTTCCGATTAGTCAGGAAAGACTAAGCGCCTTAAGCGATTAACCGGCGATACGGTTGAACGGAATAATCTCCGCCGTTGAAAGCGTTTTGCGTATCTCATCAGCTTCCACGGTGCGGCCCATGCGGTCATATAGATCAGCGGTGCGGCGCAACTGCTCGTCCCTGCTGATTTGCGGTGCGGCGGCGCTGGCATATGTGTAATCACCTTGCGGGCGGCGGCTATTGCGGACCCAATTAATCCAGGTCTTGCGCCAATCCAGTTTTGTGGCATCCTTGCCAGCTTTGGCATGCCAATAATTGCCGAATAATTCAGCCTCAAGGCGCGCGTCGTCCGGTCGCCATTGCTTGTCGCGGACAGCGAAGTCTATCCAGTCGTCGGGGGCTTTCCAATCATCAGGCAATCGGCTGGCGCGGTGTGTTGTCGGGCTGCGCTTATCGGGCATGGCATCATGCGTATCGAGAGCCGATATGATCGCTTCAACATGGGCGGTGGAAAGTCCGGCAAATTGCGCGAATGCTGCGATATGGAAACGTTTCCCCATTTCCCGCATGGCACACCAGCAATGGTAGACGTGACAGGTTTTGACGCGGGCGTCCGCTGCTATGATCGGCAATCGTGGATCGAAGGGCGTCACCTGCGCCTCGCCTTGCCTGCCTGCATAGCGGCAACGCGCTTTGCATTGATAGCGTCCTCCCTATCCACAACGTCAAGCGAAGCATGGTAAGGCATGGGCCACACGCTAGGCGCAGCGCGCGGGGCAGATTGTTCGGTCGTGCCGGTCCAATATCGTCTCATAATGTCACCTCAATTCGTCCTGGCGCGCAAGGATCGCAGAACCGATAGACCGGCATGAAGCGCCTGTCATCGACTGCCAGCGCGTCCGCAATCCCATCTCTGGCCGCCTTGAACATGCCTATCATGTTGTCGTCATCCCTATGGCGGGCATCAGGCGGAAAGAACGCAACGTCTACCGCTATTCGAATGGTTCCCGCATACATGGCCCGCATGGTGCGCAGGCCTTGCGGCATGGCGTCATATGCCAGATAGGTTGCGTCCTGCCTCGCCTTGGCCTTCAGTTTGGCTTTGGCGGCCCAATGCAAGCGCGCGTTCGGAGATAGCCCCTTGTCAGGCCATGGGAGGATAACCTTCACTCGCATAGCCCTTCGTCCAGCATTTCAGCTTGTGCTGCAAGTCGCCGGGTTTCCACGCGGATAGCCTCGCTGGCAGTAATGTGGCCATCGTCCATCATCTCGTCTGCGATGGCGTCCAACCGCTCGGCTATCTTGCGGAGTGCGGGGGCTATCATACGCTGGCCACGTTCAAGCCACGGCTGGCGAGATTTTGCAGGATATTCGGATGCGCCCGCCATATCGCCCGCAGCAGGTTCTCGCTGCCAATGGCGATGTTATCGCGCGCGGCCTTGTCCGATATGCCGGAGTTATACCAGCCATCATAGCCAATGTCAGGCTTGGCGCGTTCATTTTTCACAGGCGATTGTTCCTTGGGTTTTGGCGACTTGCGCGCTTGTTCGATTGTCAGGGATCGCTTTTGCTCACGCCGGTATTCAGGGAAATGCACGCGGACTGCCCGCATGATAAACTCTTCGTCGTCTACCAGTTCCGAGAGGTGGGCGTACATTTCCTTCGCGGTGGGGAACTTCATGTGGCGCTCCTGTTGATATGGCGGGTGATATGCCCGCGCCGGTGGGGGTCTGGGGTAAGCCGTGCCGCCTTGCGCAGTGCCAGCCGCTCGGCAAGGTCGCGTTCAAGATGGGCAACGTCCGGGGCGGGTTCGCAGCGGCCATCGGAACGGCGGCGGAAAAACGAAAGAATGTCCATTTCAAAACTCCCGTTGGAATAAATGGCAGGCTTACCTCACGCGGCCTGCCAGCGCGCCCGAAATTGAAGCGGGCTTAGGGGACACTATCCTTTCTCTTGATGTGGCACAGCGCCAAACTTCTGCCCGCTAGGTTGAGGTAAAACTATGCGGCACCCGCTATAAATAGATCGCCCTGCTTTTGCGCCTGCTCTATTCTCCGACAGGCAATCTCAAAGTAACGCTCTTCGCGTTCGATCCCGATGAAGTCGCGGCCCATCTGCACGGCTGCAACGCCGGTGGTGCCGCTGCCCATGAAGGGGTCGAGGATGGTAGCTGCGTTATCTGGCAGGTGCCCGATGGCCCATTTCATGACGCCGATAGGCTTTTGCGTCGGGTGCCCATCGCGGGTTTCACCGTTCGCCCTCATGCATCCATTCCAGAGGTACTTGATCCGGCGGACCGCTTTCTTCAGGTTCGTCCACGCCAGTTCGCAATCAGCAAAGTCAGTGTCGCCGTTCAGCTTATCCCAGACAAGCCAGCACGATGTTGCGGGCAGTTCGTAATAGTTGCCGCCGAAAATGATATTCCAACGGCCTGCAGCGCGGACTATATCCATCAGGTCTGCGGGGATCGGGTCTTTATCCCAATCATCATCGCCGTAGTCTTTGCGATAGATTTGAGCATTCCGAACCTTGCTGGTCAGACCGCTGGTGCGCGTCTTTGCCTTGCCAGCACTTTCACCAATCCCATAAGGCGGATCAGTAACCACCGCATCGACCTTGCCCAGCGTGGGTAGAATGTCCCGGCAATCGCCAAGAAATAATTTGGCGCGACCAATCACAACAGGCTCAACCATTCCAACCTCCTTTGTTGTGAATGTTGGCGCATTGCCTTGAGCAAAATTTGTTATGGCTAAGCAAAATGTCGCGGCGCTTCCGCCAGAATTTTACACCGCACCGTAAACAGTCAAAGTGCCCACCCGTCCGCAACGCGCCAGCAATCTTCGCCTTGTGCTCAGCAGTCATCACATAGCCAGCGAGACCTTCGCCACCGTCACAAAGATTCAGTAAATCAGGCTCATTGGCTCTGTATTGAGCGATCCAGTGCTGTTCACGTGAAGCCCAATCTTCACCCGGCTGGACGTATTCAATCAGCTTTATCGCAAGCCTCTTGCCATCAGCAATTTGCTTTCGGAGCCAGTAATTAACAGGGCGCTTGCCGCCACGCTTGGCGTCCCGGATATGTGCTTTATGGCGTTCATGCAGATACTGCACCGTCTTGCCCACATAGCGCGGACGCCAGCTAGGATATTCGCACAACGCATATATCGCGGTGGCGCGGCCTATCGTTTCAACGCGGCTCATGCGCTTCACCCATGCCAAACTTGATGCACTTGCCCAGCGCGATGCCAAGCGGAAGCTGGATTGCCAGCCAGAGGGTGATTGCGATTGCGTAGGTCATGATTGCCCCCAGAAGTTATGCGGCAGGTTTACCGCCTTTTCAGCAGCAAGCCTCGCAATGGCGGGTTTGTGCTTCCATGGGATATTGCGCCCCTGGAGCCGCCAGTTTGAAACTGCGCTGCGATCTGCACCCGTGGCGGCGGCAACGTGGCCAATTCCGCCAAGTTCGTCTATGAGTTCCTTGTCTGTCATGCCGACCATAAAGCACGTTGCGAAAATGGGCGCAAGCAACTTTTGTGCTAATGGCGTTCATTTTGTGCTTGCCATCCATGCCGGTTGTCGCATAGGTAGGGGTAACGAAACGGAGTAAGCGATATGACCACCCGCCCCGACCTCACCGACCGACAGGCTGCAATCCGCATGGCCGAACGCGCCAAGCTGGAAGCCGTGCAATCCGCCATCACCGGCCTGCTGGCAGTCCATGACAAGGCTGCATCGCCGTTCTCAAGCGCCTTCGACCGTGCCGAACTGGCGTTCTATGACGCGCTTGCCAGCATCGACGGCATCGAGGACGCGGCGCACGCGCAGGCGGAAATGATCCGCGACATGCTGACGCCACAGCCCCTTGCCGACCGCTATGCAGACATGAAGATTGACGAAGCGAGGGAAGCCAAGTGAAGGGCGCTCGCACCCGCGCGGCCTGCGATAAGGCTGCGTCCACACCGATGCCATGGGGCAATGAACCGCCCGTGCGTGATAGCGAACCGACCTACCAGCTCGACAAGCAAGTCGCCAGCGCGCGCCGTGAAATGGGCGAGGATCGCTGGAACGAACTGCAACGCGAATGGCAGGAAGGCGTTGAAGCCTCGCGCCGCGAACGGGTCTCGCGATGCATACTCTGATTAACCGTATCCTTGCCCCCATATTTGAATGGGTAGGCAGAAAATGGGAGCATGAATGATGTTTGAGATTATCAAAAACGCGGAAATTCCGCAAACCAGACGACCAGGTTCAGGTCGAAAGGCAATTTACCCCTTCGCCCATATGGAAGTCGGTGATGGGTTCGATACCCCGCGAGATAAAGGTGTGACAATCCGAGGTGATGACAAGCGACGGATGGTTGTGTCGAATTGCGCAAGGCAGTGGGCAAGGAAGAAATCATCCACCGCAAAATTTACCGTTCGCGTCCTCGATGAAAACACCGTCCGCTGTGTGAGGATCGCATGATGCCCAAGTTCGACCGCCTAGACCTTGCCATCATCGGTTACATGATGGCCATCACCGCGTTTACCGCAGCTTATGCGTTGGGGGGTGCGTGATGGATGATGTAACCAAGACCATGCGCGCCGAAGGTATCAACCGCATCGCGCTGCTACCCCCTCACGCTGGCGGGCAATTCGCGGTGGCACTCAATTGCGGCGGCCATGACGGCTATGGCGATACGTTCGAAGCCGCGCTTGCCGATGCACTGGAACGCAACGCGGATTGGCTGCATATGCGGAGGATTGAGGCATGACCGCTCCCATTGGACACAATTCGCCGCCCGCCGCCGAAGCTTTCGCGCTGTATATCGAAGACCTATTTGCACTTGTCTCCGGCAGCGTTGCTTCGCCAGTAACGAGCGACGAACAAGAAGCCGGGTTAGACGCCTTGCTTGATGATGTACGTCAAACAAAGAAGAACGCAGACGCAGAACGCGCGGCGGAAAAGAAGCCGCATGATGACGCTGCAAAGGCCGTGCAAGCCGCGTGGAAGCCGTTGATTGATCGATGCGACAAAGCCGCCGACGCCATCAAAGCCGCGCTGACACCATACCGCACGGCCAAACAGCGGGCAAAGGACGAAGCATCCAGGATTGCCCGCGAAGAAGCCGATGCGAAACAATCTGCCGCAGTTGCCGCGCTACGCAAGGCGGATGATCTGGAGGAACGCTTTGCAGCCGAGGCCGCATTGGAAGCCGCGCAAAAGATGGCAGCAAGTGCCAATAGGATTGACCGCGCGCCCACCGGTCTGCGGACATACTGGACGGCAGAGATTACCGACAAGCGCGCCGCGTTGAACCACTATATCCGTGAACAGCCGGACGCATTCGCCCAGCTTATTCAGGAACTGGCGGACAAGGATGCGCGCAACGAAGCCACACGGCGGACAATCCCCGGTGTGACGTTCATTGAAAACAAGAGGGCAGCATGACACAATCCGCACTGATTACCGCTCTGGCGAAGGCCTTGCCTGAACTGGAAAGCGCCAAGAAGAACAAGGCTAACCCCGCGTTCAAGTCGAAGTATGCCGACCTTGGCGCAGTGATCGAAGCTATCGAGCCGATTGCCAAGCATGGGCTTTGGTATCGCCAGGTTGCGCACGAAAACGAAAACGGCGCGATGATCGAAACATTCTACATCCACGGAAGCGGCGAACAGCTTAGCGCCGGTATCCAGTTTATGCCCGCCACCAAGCGCGATG